GTCAAGGTAACCAAGGCGTCACTGATCAAGCACTTCAATAAAGCTCAAATACCTCGCGACGTTAAGGCAAGAATCATCGCTCGCGCAGAGGCCATGGTAACCGAGAGAGAGGCCATGGTAACCATCAAAGAAGAGCGATTGAATGAGATGGACCGTAAGCAGCGGAACAGAGCTGTTGAGGACGCCACGGTACTGAACATAGCTGACCGGATATCAGCCGAGAGATCCGATGTAGTCAAGGCCAGGAACATAGTCCAGAAGATGTGGGACAAGGTATCCGCCATGGATGACATGGAAGCCGAGCTGCAGACCCTTGGCGAATACCTTCGAGATCCGTCTGAGAGCTTCGACAAGCTGAACGACATCTACGCCAAGGTCATATCCTTCCCCGGCCAGGTTGATTCGATCAAGAAATTGGTTGACTCGCTTCGCAATTTAGTGTTGCTCGAACGTGAGATCTATGGTATAAAGGTAGGTGAAGGCGAGGGCAATAAGCGCCACGAGAGTATCACGATCAGGTGCGTCCCGGCCCCGAGGCGAGACGAGGAGGATGACGAATGAGGCGTGGTGAAATCCTCCCCGGCATGTACGTTGAATACCAGGGAGCGACCGGCGTTGTCATGTACCCGCTTAATATAAGCGAGAAAGGCCTCGTCACCATACTCTTAGACGAGGGGTATCAAGAGCGCTGGCCGCTGTCTGGAATCAAGGAAGTTTTCTGCATAGCCCTACTGGAGGAGCCAGATGCAACTGGGGAAGTATAAGGTCGAGAAGAAGGTGGCGAAGACCGGCAAGTGGGCCTCCACCAGCTTTGACGGAAAAGTATTCATCAAGCTCTTCGGCATTGAGCGGCAGGTTGACGCTGAGCACAACCAGACCCTCATGTATTTCATCATCATCGGCAAATATGCCATTACCATTGAGAGGACCAAATAATGGAAGGAGAGGCTAAGATCTGCAGGATATGCCACAGTAAAGAGCAAGACCTGTTCCTGTGCGACGGGCTTGTGTCGCCGACATTCCCCAAGCTGGCCAAGAGCCTGAAGTGCCTCTACGGCCATTTCGATATCGACTTTGTCGAACTTGGTCCTGCCGCTGTTGGTTTCTGGCGCAACCTGCTCAAGGTCCAGCTTGAGGTCCGGTCATGATGATGGTAATGATGCTCCTACAATGGAGTGACGCCTCGATTATGCCACACAACCGGGCAACCAACAAGCTAGTGAATACCCTTACCGGCAGGCTGACCTTCGACCAGTGCATCTTCATGGTGGAGCTGATGTGGCCCGACTACGCCAGTGACGTGAAGAGGAAGAGCGGAGGCTCGCTGCACCTATAATCCTGGCTCGAGAAAATCCGGAATGACACTCGCAATGATGCTGTACCAATGGGCCGAATGTGCTGGTTATAACAACTACAATCAGACGACCCGCTACGTCATGGCCGTGGTGATGACCAGGATGAAACAAGGTGCGTGGCGCAAGGTCCGTTACGAGATAATGAGCGGCTGGAAAAGCGGCGACAACAGGTGGTAGCTATGAAAACAATGCGTGAGCTGGTAGAAGACAAAGTCATGGAGCTTTTCAGGGAGGGCTACGAAGAGGGCCTGGAGGCCTTCCACGAGCCGGTCAAGGTGACGGATATAGAGAGACGCATTTTGGCTTATCCGCACCCCAGGGTGATCGTTATCAACCCTGGACACCTTGAAGCGCTCTTCACGATGATCGAGGCCAGGGTCAAGTGCGCATATGACGCCGAGCTGCTCAAGGTGCTCGACGCCCAACTCTGTCAAGCATACAGGTGAGCCATGTCAAACGGTAAGAACGTCATACACCGCATACACGACGGTATGCAATTCTTCTTCTCCCCCGAGTCTGCACGGTTCGAGTTTGTCGGCTTCTATTTCGACCACGACAACATCTGCAGGCCAATCCATGCCCAGTCGATCTACGGCCAGCACATCATGGCGTGGTTGGGCATCGAAGCCGATGACAGCGGAATGCCGATAATATGAGAGATCCCATAGACATCAACAGGGTAATTCACAAGATGTGGCCAGACAAGTACCGGGTGAACGCCAGGATCAGCGTCAAGAGCTACGTTCGCCACATGCCCGACATCGACAAGGAGATCCGCGCCATGCTTTCCCACGGCATAGCCGACGCCTTAGTTAATCGCCTGAAGGACGGCGGATTTTTTGAGCGCATTATCCCGGACCATGATAGAGTGAATTGCAAATACTGCAGAGAGGAAGAGTATTCGTACGGCCCTCGCGCCGTGGACTGGAGAGACGATATCCTGTACCACGGAGAGGTATACGCGTTCACCAAAGAGGAGCTGAGAGAATTCCTGGTGGCTGTGTTAGGTGAGGCCCTATCGGAATAATGGGATTCGTTTACGCTATTCATCATACGCCTACTGGTTCAAGGTATATCGGCAGCACGGTAAACTTCGCCAGGCGCACCAAGGACCACGTCAACAGGCTTCGCAGTGAAAGGCATCATTGCGAGGCCCTGCAGTCGTTATGGAATTCCTGTGCGCAGTCCGAATTCGAGTGGTATGTTATCGAGGAAACTGATCGGCACGAGGAGCGGGAACAGTTCTGGATAGACTTCTTCGGCGAAACCCTCAATACCATTAAGATAGTTGGTGAGGTTCCGACGTGTCGCCGTAGGCCTAAGCCAGCTAAAGCTGAGTCCAGGATTGATCGATGGCGCAAGAAGGAGGCTGACAGGCTCGAAAGAGAGGCTATGGCCGAAGTTGAGATGTATGTTAGGTACTTCCCCGATAGGTGCCGAACCAAGTAACTGTTATCCGACAACTATCAAAAGTTCAACAAACCAGCCAATGGAGCGAGAATGAAACTGAAAAGAAAGGTCAGGCGTCTGGAGCAGGGCATCACCATGCTTCGTGTTGACATGAGCAAGAAGCTGTCCAGGATCGAAGGTCTGCTCAAGGTCTTCATGAAAGACATCGGAGTGGACGTGCCCACTGATCACGAGGGGGCTTGCGTAGCCGCCTTCAAGAAGATGCTGGATCAAATCGAGCCACCCATCATGCTCCCCAAGGCTATGCCCGAAGTGAAAGGCGACACCATCCGCTTCCGCCGCCGTGAGCTGCCTGGCGCTGACATCCTGGTATCCGAAGGCCTGACACCTACTCCCGAGACAATCAAGGACTTTAATGACGACATGCTTTGCCAATGCCCGCAATGTCGTGAGTACCGAGCCAATGAACGTGTCAGGGAGCGCTTCGAGGGTATGCTACTTTCGAGCGAGGACGTAGCAGCCAGCCTTATCAACTTCCCGGACGACCCGGTCATGTGGCCCGAGGACTGCCAAGTGTTTATCGGCATCGACCCAGGCGTTGAAGACTGGAGTGGCATTGCCATGGTCAGGGATAACCCGGATGACGCGATGATCGACGCCATGACATTCGGCACCGGCCTTTACAGAAGCTTCGGCCCTATCAAGACCGGAACCTACTTCACCGCATTGGCAACAGAGTCCACGGTCATGAAGGCTCTCAAGGAGATGAATGAATAAAGATAACTGGGAACGCAAGCTGGTAAAGTATTGGTCAGGCATGAACTACTCGCTGGTTCAGGTCCAGCCGAGAAAGATCATCGGTGCCAAGATGAGGGTGTTCGTGCATAACGTGCTTTCAATCCCTGGCCAGAAGAGACTATTAGAGGGCAGATGATCGGCAAAATCCTTCTGTTCACATCGCTGTGGATAATCATAGGCCTCATCATCTTCCGTGTCTGCAATGACGCCAAGAGGGACGGCTGGTGGCTTCACGACGAAGATCCGGAATGAGCGACATGCATAGATGGTCACGACCATGGAAGGCGGCGAGGAGCACAGGGGAATAACCAAGTACCCGTCAATATATAACCGGCTCGATTCGACTGCGACATCCCTCTCGTCGGGGGTAAATCGCCTCTGCGTTTTTTCTGTGCAACCGATCAATGGTCATGGTACTGTACAATCTAATGATGAATTGTACAGTACCTTTTCCTTTTGGAGGACCGATGAAAGAGATTATCAAATTTGTTACAGAGGATGGCCAGGAGTTTGTCTCCGAGAACGACGCGCTGAATCACGAGATCAATGTTGACCTCATGATGCTCATGCCGGATAGCGAGGATTCCAGAGCCATGAACTGGACCAGGTTCGAGATCGCAATGTGGGTCAGGCGTAACATTGCGGCAATTAATGTAGCTATCTCCATGGACCGGATCGAGTACCGGATTCCCAGGATCGAATAGCCGACAAGAAACACCACAAGCAGAGGAGCTTCACGGTAGTATGAAAGTATGCAACGACTTACGAGAGCGGCAGTTTACGACCAACAGTACGACAGGCAAGCGCTGCCGCTACATTGATGAGTTTGACGAGCTGGACATAGGCACGGTGTACGACCACGGTGATGGCTGGTACATCGTAGAGAAGAAGTATCAGAACGGTGACGAGCTGGTAGACGTCCCGGCTGAAAACGTCAAGGAGGTAGAACGTTGACACTGAAACAGAAGATCTGTGGATTCAAAGGCCATGAGTTTGAGCTATTCGCTGCGCCCACTGCAGCCAAGCGCACTGCACACGTCAGGCTTATCTGCAGCAAATGCGGATTCGGCACCGCCTGGTATTCACTGCGCAAGGCCACGAAGACGACTGACCTGCTGCAGGCCAAGGAGGAATGATGGACGGCAATATCTTTCGTGGCCTCTTCGCGAGACTGGAGGCAAACCGCAAGGCCGCTCTCGACAAGCAGGCCGAGGCCGAGAAGGACAGCAAGGAGCTTCTCGACCTGGAAAAGGCCCAGCACAGCCAGTTCCGCGCCAGGATGGAAGGCCTGCGCATCAAGTGCGAATTCTTCCGTGAGAAAACACCCCATGGGTCTTTCGAGATACTCATGGGCCGCAAGGTCATGGTAGAGAGAATCTACGTTGACCCCGAATTCATGGACGTCGGCGTCTGCTTCGTATTCTGGGACAACACCGGTATCATGAGACGCAACCGCATGTCCATTGAGAACTTCAGCGCTGGATGTGACCGCAGCAGTCACTGGTCACCAACCCAGCAAATCACCGCCAATCAAGGCCCAATGATCACACCTATCTATTGAGAGGAGTACCATGAAACTCGAAAGACTGAATCCGATTATCGTTCCCACCAGCCAAAGCTACAACTCGGTCAAAGCCGCCCTCCTTCCCCAGCCAGATTCCGGAGAAGCGTCCGTCGACAGAACAAATGTGAATGCCCCATAGGTGTTGATGGCAACACCAGAGATCCGGCGAATACCAGGCTCACAACCTGGTAGCCGTTTAACCCACTTGAGCCAACTTACCTGGAACCGGCTCAAGTGGGTTTTTTTATTGACCTAGCAATAAGCATGCCATATATTTTCCGGTATGATCAAGACGTATTCACAAAGAGATCTTGTCCTCGACATACCGGATAAATTCCTCTTCCTGTTCCAGCCAAAAGACTTCAAGGTGGCCAAGGGTGGACGGTCAAGCGCCAAGTCCTGGAGCTTCGCCCGCGCTCTCGTTGTCATAGGCTACGCCGAGGAGAAGCGTATCCTCTGTACTCGTGAAGTCCAGAACTCCATTGACGAATCGGTATACCAGCTACTCAAAGACCAGATCCGCCTACTTGGCCTGGACTGGTTCTATACCCCGTTCCGTGACAGGATTGTCGGCCAGAATGGTACGATCTTTGCATTCGAGGGACTGGCCACTCACACTATCACCTCCCTGAAGTCATACGAGGGATTCGATATCTGCTGGGTAGAGGAGGCTCACGCCGTCAGTAAGCGGTCATGGGACGTCCTAATCCCGACCATCCGGAAGGAAGGGTCCGAGATCTGGGTCACCTTCAACCCCGAGCTGGAGAGCGACGAGACGTACAAGAGGTTCGTTACCGAAGCTACGCCTGACCGGTATTATGTGGTTCATGTCACCTGGCGGGATAATCCCTTCCTCACCGCAAAATCGAATGCAGATCGCCTGGAGTGCAAGCTCAAGCGCCCAGACGACTACGACAACATCTGGGAAGGCCGCTGCAGGCCTGCCGTGGCTGGAGCCATCTACTACAAGCAGATGGACGAAATGCTGCGACAAGGCCGCATATGCAACGTTCCTTACGACCCCTTCCTGAAGGTACACGTCATATCCGACATCGGCCTGAACGACACCACAGCGCTTATCATGGCACAGCGCCGCGCCTCCGAGATCAGGATTATCGATTACATAGAGGACAACCGTAGGACGTGGGACTCGTACTCAATCGAGCTGAAAGAGCGCAAGTACAACTGGGGTAGGCTCTGGCTCCCACATGATGGCTTCGCCGCCGATATGAAGAGCAACGGCAAGTCGTCCGCAGACATCCTTCGCAAACTTGGCTGGGACGTGCCAGACCGGGAGGAGATCGTAGAGCGTTCTATCGAGGAGGGCATTAAGGTCGCTCGCATGACCATGCCCAGGATCTACGTCGATGTGAAGAAGGCCGCACGGCTCATCGAATGCCTCAAGCGGTACAGGCGGCACGTCTCGAAACAGACCCTCGCCGAGACAGGCCCGGTCCACGACGAATTCAGCAACGGTGCCGACTCCTTCCGCTACCTCTGTCTCAACATCGAGAAGATGACCAATGAGGAACGCCGTGGCATGCGCATGCCGAACAGGTTTACTCGCTACGGTCAGCCGCTGGATGACGGCGTCGGTTATTAGGAACTATATGAAAATATTGGATAAATTTAAAGAAGTACTTATCTATAACGAAACTACCGGGGTTTTCACGTGGAGAGTAACCACAAGCTCCAGGGCATTGGCAGGAAGCGCGGCTGGATGTGTCAGCAGTAGTGACGGCTATATCTACATCCAGTACGCCGGAGATAAGGTCCAGGCCCACAGGTTGGCTTGGTATTTTATCCACGGCTATGACTCGGAATTTGAGATCGACCACCGCGATAGGGTGAGGACGAATAATGCACCAGACAATTTGCGTGAGGCGTCGAGGCAATGCCAGTCCCGAAATTGCGGTATGCTGTCAAACAATACGTCAGGAATTAAGGGCGTATCGTGGTACAAGCAAACCAACAGGTGGCAGGTCCACATAAAAGTCAACGGTAAACAAATTCGCCTGGCCTATGTCAAGAACCTACTCGATGCAGCTTACCTTCGCTACGCTGCCGAGCAATGTCTTGGGTTCGCTGATTGCGACACCATGTCCAGCGCGAAGGCCTATATCGACTCCCACAAATACTGATTGCCTCAAATCAAGGGCAAAATTTCACCTACTTTTTTGCCCTACTTTCGCAGCATGCATTTTTCTTGCCAGTTTCACAAATAAAACCTTGTCATCATCCATCTGGTGATTAGAATTTTGACATGAACGTAATTAGTACTATTCTTGCAATAGCATAATCCATGCCGAGAACAATATGACACCGGAAGATAACGAGCGAAAGAAAGTTATGAGAGAGATGCAGCGCGAAGCCGATGGGCTGCTTGCTCAATCCGGTCTGCATGAGATGCCAGACGGAATCCTCATGAACAATGAGGAGATGGCCGTTGATTCCAGTAGCCAGTACGAGCCGCAACAGGAGCACGGGCCGTCAGACAATCCCATGGAACCTGACATAGAGGACGATGAGGCCAGCGAGGCCCAGCAAGAGGCCATCATGGCCATTGCCCATTCGATTCTGAAGACCAGGGAAGAGGCCATCCAGTACCGCTCAAACTCCGGTATCGAGCGCTGGTGGAGGATCAGTGAGCAGATGCTCGACTACTCCCAGGATCTGGAAATGGCACCGGCAATGATCGACTATGCTGCAGGCACCGCCCCCGTCCCGAACACCGGGGTCCGCCGCTCAAGAGTCG